TTAAATGCTGGGTTAGTGCTAAAAGAATCATCTGCAGCTGTAACGTAAAGCATTGAATCTTGGTTGCCTAGTGCAGCCTTGATCTTATGCTCTGTGTACAGAGCCCGCCAGCCCTTACGGGGGCTGTCTTACCTAGGCTGCATACGCCATGGCTCGAAGGCGAATCTAAGGTAGATGCCATCATTGAACTTGCCGAACGTATCGGCCAGCCCCTTTTGGAGTGGCAGATCGTGATCTTGCGAGATATGTGCGCCGTAGATGAAAATGGGATGTTTGTAAAAAAATCTAGCTTGTTAGTTTGCAGCCGCCAATCAGGTAAAAGCCATGTACTGCGTATGCGTGTATTAGCTGGGCTGTTCTATTTTGGCGAGATGAATATCCTTATTATGAGTTCGCAGATGCTTATGGCATCGAAGTCGCTGGAGATCATGGCAGGGATCATTGACCGTAATGAGTTCCTACGCAGCCAGGTAAAAGGCGGCAATATCGAGAAAGCCTACAAACGCACCAATGGCAATAATCGAATCATCCTAGAATCAGGCGCGGAAGTTCGCGTAGTAGCTGCGACTGCAGACTCTAGCCGTGGCCTTACAGCTGATTGCGTATGGATTGATGAGCTGCGCCATGTTGGTACAGAGGCTTTAGATGCGGTAAAAAGTACGACCCTAACGCGCCCTAATTCGCAGCGGTTCTATACATCCAATGCTGGCTTTAAAGATAGCCACGTCTTAAATGATATGCGCGAAAGATCGCTAAATAAGCCGCCGGCATCCGTGGGCTATTACGAGTACAGCGCACACGATGGCTGCGATATATGGGATAGATCAGCCTGGGCGATGGCCAACCCGTCATTAGGCTTGCTGATTACTGAATCGGCTATGGAAGAGATAGTAGCTACATCCGATTACAGCGCGGTAATGACCGAGAACTTATGCAAATGGGTTGGCACGGATTTATCACCATGGACACCTGGCAGCTGGGAAGAGTGCGCCGATCCTAATCTGGTCATATCGCCTGGCATGTATTCGATGTTTGCATTTGATATTGAGCCACACGCCAAACGCCACGCAGCTCTAATGGCTGGGGCTATATTGCCCGATGGTCGTATAGGTATCAGCTTGGTTAAAACGTGGGAATCTGATCGCGCTATTGATGAGTTGAAAATCGCTGTAGATATTAAGGCTTATTGCGATGAGTGGATGCCTAAACAAGTGCTATTTGATAAATATACCGGGCAGGCTATTGCCGACCGCCTACATGTATCAGGCGTGAAGGTAGAGGACTGCTCAGGTTCGCAGTTCTATACCGCTTGCTCGACCTTTAAAGATTACATAGATAACAAGCGCGTAGTTCACGGCAATCAAGAATTCCTAAATGAGTCGATGGATAACGTAGCTGCAAAAAGTAACGATCAGGCTTGGCGTATTATCCGCAAACGATCCAGCGGCAGCGTAGCCGCGCCAATTTCGGCAGCCATGCTTGTAATGCATTTATCTAAGCCAATGCAGGAAGCCAAGATATACGCCTAGCGACACGCCGCACACAATCGGCAATATGCTTGACAATTTGAGAAAATCCCACCTATGGGATTACTGGAAACTTTAGGCTTTAAGGGTAAGGCAGAAGTAACTGCCCAGTATGCGCCTGCCATTATGGATAGTACCTACGGTGCTGGCATGTACAGCTATAACAGCGGCCTATCTAACTACGGTTATGGCGTACCGTTAGATCGCAATCTTGCTTTACAAGTACCTAGCGTTAGCCGTTGCCGCAATTTAATTGCAGGCGTTATCTCTAGTATTGATTTAGGTTTATATAAAAAATCTACAGGTAAAAAACTAGAAAGCCCGGTATGGCTAGATCAACCAGATATTCGACAACCGCTAAGCGTGACAATCGCTTATACAGTAGATGCGCTTTTATTTTACGGCGTTGCCTATTGGCGTGTTACATCTTTATATGCCGATGATAATCGCCCTTCAGGCTTTGAGTTTGTACCTAATACACGCGTTACCGTAACTACAAATAAATACGGTGACGAAGTTCAATATTACGCAGTCAATGGCGTACAAGTACCGATGTCTGGTATTGGTTCGCTAGTTACATTTCAATCATTATTACCGGGCGTATTGCAAACAGGCGGCCGCACTATTCAAGCTGCGATAGATATTCAAAAAGCCGCATCCGTTGCAGCAGCTACACCGATGGCTACTACAATCTTAAAAAATACAGGCGCAGATTTACCAGAGGCGCAAGTACAAGGTTTATTAGCTGCGTGGAAATCAGCGCGACAGAATCGCAGCACCGCATATTTAACTAGCACTTTAGAGGCGCAAAATATTGGCTTTTCACCGAAGGACATGACCTATAATGAAAGCAGCCAGTACCTAGCTACTGAGATTGCCCGGTTAATGAACGTGCCGGCATATTACATTTCTGCAGATATGAATAACAGCATGACATATCAAAATATTTTAGATGGCCGTAAAGAATTTGTGGCTTATTCATTACAGCCATTTATTAGCGCAATCGAAAACCGTCTAAGCATGGATGATCTAACTGCGCATGGCAATCGTGTGCGTTTTGCAGTAGATGAAACTTTCTTACGCGCAGACACTATGGCGCGTTTAGATGCAATAGAAAAAATGTTAAACCTTGGCTTAATAGATGTTGCACAAGCTCAGGAGATGGAACAGCTAACGCCAAATGGATCAGGAGATACAGTAAATGTTGCAACTAACGTTTAGTAATTCAATCGAGGCGGCCGATACAGATCGCCGCATTATTTCTGGAAAGATCGCGCCATACGGAGAAGTTGGTTATACATCTGCTGGCCCAGTTGTATTTGAACGCGGATCAATTTCAATTCCAGATGCATCAAAAATCAAATTGCTAATGCAACATGACAGCACTAAGCCTGTAGGCCGTGCTACAAACTTTAGCGATGCTACAGATGGCATTTATGCATCTTTCAAAATTTCAAGTAGCACCCGGGGACAGGATGCGCTTGTACTTGCTCAGGAAAACCTAGTAAGTGGCTTATCCGTAGGTGTAGATGTGTCTGCATCTAAGCCAATGAAGGGTTACCTGTTAGTTACCGCTGCAGTCCTGAAAGAAGTTAGCCTGGTCGAAACGGCTGCCTTTGATTCAGCGGCGGTTACTGATATTGCAGCTGCTAAGGCTGCACTAGAGGCAGCAACGAGTAACAGCATGAAAACCACAACGATCAATACGACAATCGTAGAGATCGAAACCGAAACCGAAAATGAAAGCGAGGAAGCTGTGACTACAGCCCCTATTGATACACCGGATGTACCGGCAGAAAAAGTAACCGAGGCTGCTGCACCAGTTGAAGCATCTCGCCCAATTATTCGCCCATCCGTTTTAGATAGCCAGACAGTTCGCACACCGATTACATCAATGGCGAAGTACACCGAGCATAAGATCAAGGCCGCCATGGGCGATCGTGATTCAATTCTTTATGTAACAGCTGCAGATGATTCTTTCAGCACAAACCCTGCATTTAATCCAACACAATATCTATCTGAGTTTGTATCTAATACCAATTTTGATACGCCTATGATTAATGCGCTTTCACAAGGGGTACTCCCAAATTCTGGTATGACAATTTCCATCCCGTCATTGGTTACATCTGCAGGCGGCCAAAATGGCGTAGCACCTGTAGTAACAGTTGAAGCTGAAGCAGGCGCAGTACAAAACACAGGTATGGTTACTGAATACCTAACAGGTACAGTTAAAAAGTACTCAGGTATGAACACACTAAGCGTTGAACTGCTAGAACGTTCAGACCCAAATTTCTATGCTGAACTAACAAACCAATTACAGCGCGCATACTCACTTGCTACCGATGCTGCAGTAATTGCAGACGTAGTAGCAGGCGGCGTACAAGGTACTGCAGTAGCAGCTACATCTGCTGGCATTATCTCTTACGTTTCAACAGAGTCAGCAAACGTTTACAAGAACACAAGCTACTTTGCTAAGAACTATGTAGCTGGCCCTTCACAATGGTCACTACTAATGGGTGCTACAGATTCAACAGGTCGCCCAATTTATAACGCGGCTCAGCCAATGAACTCAGGCGGCCTATCAACACCTACATCTATCCGCGGCAACGTACTTGGGCTCGATCTATATGTAGATCACCAAATGGTTTCGACAACGATCGATGATTCAGCGTTCATCGTTGCACCAGAAGCTATGACCGTTTACCGCAGCCCACAGGCTTACATGTCAGTAAACGTAGTTTCAAACCTACAAATCCAGATCGCGATCTACGGCTTTATGGCAACAATCGTAAAGATGCCTAAGGGTCTAGTTCGCTATAACCTAACCTGATAAAACCCTAATAGTCGGTGGGCGATTAGCCCTTTCGCCCACCGACCCCTATCTAAGTAAGGAGTACCGATTATGGCCGCTACATATGTAACAGTCGCCGAGCTACGCACAAATCTCGGAATTGGAACTCTTTATAACGATAGTACGGTCGAGGAGTGCTGCCAATCCGCGCAGGATCAAATCAACAGTTTCCTTTGGTTTGATTCCGCGCCAGTCGTGGGGACTGCTTTGGTAAGTAATGTTGCGACCGTAATGATCGCCAACCCCGGCATTTTTACTGCAGGAGAATCAGTAACTATTGCCGGGGCTGGATCAACTTTTAACGGCACTTACACCATTACGGGTACAGTCCCATTTTCAACAGGTACAGCTAATATTTTGCCTGCGTTTAACTTGCAGCTTAACTATTTCCAATACCCACAGGGTTATAGTTTTATTCAATACGCTAAGACTGCAGCTAATCAGAATTTCCGCCGTGTATTGCCTTATGGCTCAGCTACAGGCGAGGATACAAAGACAGCCACCTACGTCAATACAGCAAGCGTACGCGAGGCTGCGATGATTTTAGCCGTAGATATTTGGCAGGCGCGGCAGGTATCCCAGACAGGCGGCGTAGGGCTAGATGGCTTTAGCCCATCGCCTTACCGCATGGGTAACAGCATGATCGGCAAAATTAGAGGCCTGCTAGCCCCGTACATGAACCCGAATAGCATGGTGGGGTAAATGCCTACCGCCGCAATTACCACGCTGCGTAGCACCATCGCAACGGCTTTAACTAATGCTGGAGTCTGGTCGGTATTTGCATATCCACCTGCAACCATCTTGGCTAACAGCTGCGTAGTAATCCCAGCAGACCCATATTTAACGCCAAGCAATAACAGCTATATAACTATCTCGCCTATGGCTAATTTTAAGATTTTGCTAACCGTGCCAATGTTTGACAACCAAGGCAACTTGCAGGGCATCGAGGATTTTATCGTTGCGGCCTATACAAAACTAGCTGCATCTAACCTTGTATTTAATATAACCAGCGTTAGCGCGCCCGGTGTATTAAATGCTGATAGTGGCGATCTATTAACCGCCGAATTTAATATATCCATACTAACGAGCTGGAGTTAAAACCATGTCATACACAGATGAGGATATTGCCTTTTTAATTAAAATTGGGCAGATCACAGAAGCACCAAAAGAAACAAAAACCAAAGCACCCGTAACCGAGCAGATCGAGGAATAAAAAATGGCCGTATATTTAAATAATACAGTCGTTGTAACTCTTAACTCAGTAGTACTTACTGATCATGTTACATCGGCAACTATTAATAGAACTTTTGACGAGCTGGAAGTCACAGCCATGTCTGATACCAGCCACAAATTTGTGAAAGGTTTGGAAGCTTCTACAATTACGCTGGACTTCCTAAGCGACACAGCTGCAGCAAACGTAAACGCAACCCTTCAGGCTGCATGGGGTACAACAGTACCTATTACGCTAAAGCAGACAAGCGCAGCGGTATCAGCTACTAACCCGTTATACAGCACTACAATCCTAGTTAATAACACTACAGATATTAACGGCGCAGTAGGCGATATTGCTACACAATCAATTACATTTACTTGTAATTCACCAATCGTAATTACCACTTCATAATCAAAAAGAATAGGGGCTAAAAGATGGCAAAGTTAAAAGTAACAAAAGTAGATGGAAATGTATCTGAGCATCAGATCACGCCATCCATTGAATATGCGTTTGAATTGAATTATAAAAAAGGTTTTCATAAAGCCTTTCGAGATGATGAGATGCAGACCATGGTCTATTGGTTAGCGTGGGAGTGTTTGAAAGCTGCAGGCGAAACCGTGCCAATGTTCGGTGCAGAATTTTTAAAAACACTTAAAAAGGTTGAAGTTCTGGATGATGACCCGGAAGCGTAGGGCGTGACTCGTTTACTTACTTGATCGCACGGATCAGTTTGGAAACGGGTATCGCGCCCAACGATTTACTAGCTTTAGATAGCAGGATGTTTAAAGCTTTACTTCAGGCGATGAAAGATCGAAATAAGGAGATGAAAGATGCCAGTAGCGGTAAAAGGCGGCATTGAACTCCGTAAAGCCATGAAAAAATTTACACCTGATTTAGCTAAAGATATGCAAAAAGAATTAGCTAGTTTGCTTAAACCTATTGTGTCTAAGGCGCGTGGGTTTATTCCATCCCAAGCCCCTTTATCGGGTTACGGTAAAGCATCGGGTAACGGCAAATTTCCAGTATGGGATGGGAAAGATGCTAGAGGCGGCGTAGGTTACAAAACCACACCCAGCAAGGTAAACCGATCAGGCTTTAGATCTTTAGCGCGTATTCAAAATGCATCCGCATCGGGTGCTATTTATGAAACTGCTGGCCGTGTACACCCTAACGGCCGTGAGCAAGCAAAAATGCGTGAAGTTGTAATCCCTACTTATCGGCGCGATACAGGTGCTGGCGAGTATCGTTATACAACTAGCACTAATAAAAAATACGGCAAGAGCAATAATCCCGAAGCTGGTTATTTATTTGTGCAGGCTATGAATCAATACAGCACAATAGTAGATGCCAATAACCAAACAGGTGCAGGCCGTAGATCGCGCAAAATGAAAGGCCGTGCGATCTTTCGCGCATGGAAAGAGGATGGTGGAAAGACTAACGCAGCTGTTATTAAAGCCATCGAGTCTGCCCGGGATAAATTTAATGCGGCTGTGGGGTATAACTAATGGCCGTTGATCCATCCGTAAGAGTAGATTTAGCCGTTGAATATAAAGGCAAAAAAGCCTTTGATCAAGCGGATAAAGCCACACAAAAATTAACTAATAATGTTAAAAAACTAGCTGGTGCTTTTGGCTTGGCTTTCAGCACTAGGGCAATAATCAATTTTTCTAAGCAAGCTGTAAAAGCTTTTGCTGAGGATGATGCAGCTATAACCGCATTACGCCAAAATCTTAAAAACTTAGGTTTGGCTTATCAATCGCAAAACGCTGAAAATTTTATTGCAACACTTGAAGCGCAAACAAATATCTTAGATGATGAACTAAGACCAGCCTATGCGAAGTTATCAAAAGTAACTTTAT